ATTCGACTCATTAATGAAAACTGGTACTATGGAAAACATATTACATCAAGTTTATTAAATTCGAGTCACTAAAAAAGGGTCCTCGTGGACCCTTTTTTTTCTATACAGAACCTGTACTTACTTTTCGTTAACGAATGCGTAAAGGTCTTTGGCAGTATTGATTACTTCCTCAGGTGAGATATCGATGATAGGTGCTGTTTTGCCTTGTCTATCGTTATCGCTCATTGCATGAAAGGAATTGGTGACTTGTTCTCTGTTATTTTCTAACAGTCCCATCGCCATACCTAGAATATCGGTTCGTAGTTCGAACCCACTTTTACTATTTGACATAATTTTCTCCTTGTGTGTCAGTGTGTTTGTACGTTATTGTACATTAATATTTACTCAGAAGAATCGTCAATATTGAGATTTTTTGGTTTGCGGAGACCTTGTAACCATTTCTCCAAGTTCTGCCCTTTTAGTTTAAGTATAATAGAATCCTTTTCGCTAAACAACACTAACTTTTTATTGTCTACAAAGTAAGGCCATTGCATAGTTTGATCTAGTTTAACTACTGCTTTGTTTGACAGTTTAAAGTTGTCTAGTTTAAAGTTATAGCAAGTAAAACTCTTTTCCATAAGTGTTAAACCATACTTAGTAAGCCTAACTCCAATAACCTTATTACCTCTAATCCTATGATTTTTAAAAAACAAAGGCATTATGTCAAGTACAGAATACTGACTAATGTCTAATTCTTGTTTGATTTTATCTACTATTTTATATTGTAAACTATTTTGAATTGCCATTTTTGACTTCATCTTCACTTACTATAGGTCCACTTTCTAATTTAACTACACAAAATTCTTCTGTGTTAAATTGTCTATTAAGCCTTTCTGCTAAGTTAAATGCATGTCCAGGATTAGAAAAACTAGTTTTCTTATACTTTGGTCCAGGGTAATCTAAGTAAGAATGCATTGTTCTTAGATTAATTGGTGAACCTTGAAAGAACACACTAAAAACATTTCCAGCCGCTAGTACCTGCTCAGTTTTATAATTTGTAGTGTCGTGATGCTCTAAAATTACTTTTGGTTTTGGTCTACTCATGTATGTCTCCTGTACTTTTATTTATCAAAAATACAGTTAAAACATGCTTTAACTAATTAAATTTGATGTCAGAAGATGCTGGAAACCGCCTATTCTTTCTCCGTCTACAAATATTTGTGGTACAGTATTAACGTTTTCTCCACAACTTTCATAAAATTGTGTGCGTTTATCATTGTCATCTAGTACTGTTTCTTTGAATTCATAGCCATTAAGTTCTAATACTTGTTTAGCCATTGTGCTATAAGGACATGTTGTTTTTGTGTAAATATCAATTTTCATCTTGTTTAAGCATATACCATACAAATTTAGCATGATCCTCTTTGGTTTTAAAACTAACATAGGCTCTGTCGTCTTTGTGTGGTTCAGTCACATACGGTACAGTACGTTTAAACCACCAACCATAACCATTTAGTATGTTATTCTCGCACCATTGCAAGTGTCCATGCCCAATGCCGTAACTTGGCATTTGGTAATTGTATTTATACTTGGCATTGTACTGGCCTATTTCAAATCCAGACTTTCCGTGTTGCTCAGTCAATGTATAACCTTTAAAATTTGCCACCGTCAGCATCTAATGTTAAACTTTTCTTCGGCTTTATTTCGTCTACTTTAGATACATCATTTAATGCTTCTAGTAAATCACTGATATCTAATGTTACTTGAGTACTTCCAATAGACTTATAGTATTTGAGATTTTCAATCAGAGTATTTAATTTCATTTCTCTTGATCTTATTAAGTTCTTTGAGTCTGAATCTTAACTCGTCTTTGGTATTGAATGGTCCTTCATAACCATATTGAAATAATGTACTTGCTTTAGGACAGTAACCATGTTTCCAACCTTTCTCAAAGTTAATAGCATACCAACCTGCGGCATACAATACATCACTGTTTGCTGTTTTACTGAATAATGGAATATCTCTAGTATACTCAGGGTGATCAGGTGATATAAGTTCTGGCGATGGAAACGGTATTTCAAATCCAGCAATAAACATCTTATCTGGTTGTATTGCACTTTCAACAGTTTTCTGTTGAAACACTCTAGCACCAAAGTATTTTTCTACTGCTTTATCACTTTTAAATTTTTCTTTGATATCACTGGCGAGATATTCGTAATCACCTTGTATATTTTGATACAATACACCTACGTTTCCGCGGTGCTGATCTATTACTAACCAACTAGCATCATCTACCTTTTTAATTGTTGCTTTCTTATTCATCACATTCTCCTTCTTTAATCAACTCTCGTTGTCTTGTTATCCGTCCTGTTCTTTTATTTGTAGTTGAAGTACACTGGAATACTGTTTTACCTTTATCAGGTGATTCAAATGTAATTAACTTCTCTTCTGGTCCGTACTTAATGGCATCCCATATCTTTCTTATTGTTTCTGACATGCGTTAAGTATTTCTCCAAATTCTGTTGCGGCATCTGTAAGTTTAGGCATATTCCATTTGTTACAAAACTTCATAAAATGAATACCTACGTTTGCTACTTTTTCTTTATCTGCTGATTCTACAAATACTTCTTTGATAGCAGTTTTAATCTCATCTGGTTGTTGTGTAAGATCAATAAGTATCTTATTGCGTTCATAGTCATCAATTACTCTGTGCTCTTCTTCATTGTGATCTACCCATCGTTGTAACATAAAGTTATTGTAATCAAACCCACCGCGATCCATATCAGCAAATGCTTCTAACATACCTGTTTTGTTCTTACTGCCTTTCTTTCTAGCACCTGGAAATGCACTAAATATATTATCTGATGTATCGCCTCTTACACACTTTTCAAACAGTAACCATTTAGGATCTGGTACTGCTTTAGGCTCTTGTGTCTTTTTATCAATAGCACGTTTCATAGTCTTTGCTTCGTATATGCCATCTATCTTTACTATTTGATCTGTTACACCATTATACTGACTAATGTTATTGCTTATAAGTTGATAAAAGTCACTGTCTGTGCTAACAATAATATGTTCGTCATTTGGGTGTTCTTGTGTCCACATTGCAATTAAGTCATCTGCTTCTGATTCTGGTTGTCTTAATACAGTACAATTAGTTTTAGTTTTTAAGTATTCAATAAAGTGTTCGTATGCTTCAAAGAATATTTCGTCTTCTTCTTGTTGATTAGGAGACCTTTGATCCATAGTAACCTTTCTATTCTTCTTATAAGGCTCATAGAAGTCTTTACGCCAACTTCTGCCTTCTAAGCAAAATACAACATGATCACCGTCAAACTCTCTCCACACTTTCTTAACACTATTAAACATAATGTGCATTGCCATACCAACTTTCATATCAATGTCGCTTGTACGAGCAGTTACATGCTTTGCTCTAAAAAACATGTTAAGTGTGTCAACTAAGATATATTTCATTATTTCTTCGCTTCTTTGTCTTCGTCTCTTACTGTTATAACATCAGCACCTGGTACGGCTTGTTCCATACCAAAGTCCATATCAGCCATTTCTTGTTGTAGTATAGTTCTGCATAAATCGTTAAACCAACTGTTTACAATGTCGTCATCGCTTTTACCAGTGTATCCGTTTGTTTGTAACATTGTAACAAATTGCTCGTTAAAGTCAAGTTCAACAAAGCCTTTTTTAGGATTAATTGGATCGACATCCATTTGTAATACGTTTACATATGGTTTATCGTCAATTGTTGCTAGTTCTTTTTCTAACTCGCCACCTGTAAGGTCACGATTTGCAATAGCAATACGCCTATCCTTTTCACTCTTGAACCATAACTTAGGGTCCATCATATCTTTAAATTTATTCGCCATCTTCTTTCTCCTTTAATTGTTGGTGGTATGTTAGGCTACAACTAGCACCACAGAATATTTTAGTTTTATCAGCAGTATGATATTTTATATCTAAAAAGTTTACTATCTCACTGCAAATAAAACACTGATACATAAATATTATTCCTCTACAGCCAAGTACATGCTTTTAATTGTACAAGGATATTTTCCTCTATTTGTCCAGCCTAAAGGTGTAATTTTATCTCCCTTACCAATAAAAGTAGTAGTAGTTCCTACCCATGAATTGAATTGCAAGGCCGAAGCATACTTTATGTCCCAGCATCTATTGTAAAATCCTACATCTATTTTTTTGTTATTTGCAAATCTTAGAGTTAGTATATTTTCCTCATCATTGTATTCCCAACCTCTAACTCTTGTGTAATTAAATGTGTTAATTTCTAAAGCATCTTTAGTAACAGGAATACCGTGCTCAGTATATCCTATAACTGTGTCATCTGCAAATGCCCATGCTACCCATAAAGGTAATGTGACTATAATTGTAAATTTAATAATATGTTTGTGAAAAAACTCTTCCATTCTATTTTCCTATTGCGTTACCGTATATGTGTACGTGAACTCTGCTTGTATAATTGTAGCCACGTTGTATGGCTTCGTCGGCTATACTTGCCTCTGTTTGTACTAGGCCTTCAAAGGTGCCGCCAACTCCCATAATCCATACAGGGAAGTCGCAACCGGCATCTCTAAATGCTTTAGTGTGTTCTTCTACTTCTCTCCAACTTTCATCTGTGCCATTTACCACATACTTCAATTGACCATGTGGACTTACTTCAGCATATCTGCCTATTACTTCTGGCTTGATTGCTTTCTTGTTCTTCTCACCAGCAGTACTCCACAGTTTAGGACTTAAACTCCAGTACCATTCAGAACCATTAGCCCATGCTGGATATTCACGTTGTATGTATTCAGCAAACTCGTCTGTAATAGGCTTTGTGCCATTTGTTTCCACAGTAACATTCATAGGTTGATTGTTTCTGCGTTTAAATTCTTCTATAACTTGCATCATACCAGGCTGTGTGTTTTTAAGCATTGGCTCGCCGCCTGTAAAGACCATGTGTGCGTTTTGTTGTGTAACTGGGTGTACAAACTTACCATGCGGTAGTAGTGCTGTAAGTTCGTCTACAGCCTCGTCTACAGTCTTATCAGTAATCAAATGCTTATATTTCTTGCTCCAAGTATAACTGCTGTCACAACCTTTTTCAAACACAGGCAAATCAAATACATTAGTAATGTCTGTGATATCTAACTTCTCATATGGTAAATCATATGTGCTAGGATCAGTAGGATCGCTTTGACCAAAACCATTACATTGTAAATTGCATAGGAAGAATCTCATCCACAGACTAGGGATACCTACATACTGGCCTTCCCCTTGTGCTGAATAAAATGTTTCGCTATACTTTAATGTCATTACTTATCGCAAGAATATTGTTGTTGTAATTTGATGTTGTCCATAAACTCTTTCTTTGTACCTGCGTCATCTTTGAACGCACCTTTAAGAACAGTTGTTTGTGTAAGACTGCTATGTGCCTTAACACCTCTGTTCTCTACACAACCGTGTGTGGCTTGTACATAAACACCTAAGTGATCGGCACCAGTTGCCTTTTGTATTTCTCTAACAATGTCGTTAGCAAGTTCTTCTTGTAGTGTACCTCTACTCGCACACCATTGTGCGATTCTTGTGTACTTGCTTAATCCAATTAGTTTGTCTGCGGCAATAATACCAATGTATGCTACACCTCTAACAATCTGGTGATGATGTGAACACATACTTGTAAGTTCACTACGCACAACCAACATGCCTTCGTATCTATCTTCGCTGTCATTAGGGAAAGCAGTAGCGGCTGGTATAGTTTCATACCTACCACTCATTAGTTCGTTGATATACATCTTAGCAAGGCGTCTGCCTGTACCGTTGCTGTTAGGATCGTTCTCAGTATCAATAACAAGACCTTGCAAGACATCTTCAAACTTAACTGCAAGTTCGTCAATCAGTTGTTCTTTCTCACCTTCTTTAATATGTGCTGAGATATTATCTCCTGCCCAAAACCTATCGCCGGCTTCCTGTAGCCTTTGTTTAATTGTATCACTAACTGCCATCTTCTAACTCCTTAATTTGTTCCTTCAGTTCTTCAATTTCTCTTTTAAGATTAAGTTTTTCAATCTTTTCGTTTGCTAATGCTGTATCATCCATATGATGATCGTAATCATCAGCAATTTTTTTATCTAACTCTCTGTGTCTTGTTTCTAAGACTTTAAGATGATTGCTCAGGCTTTTTAATGTACTCATTGTCGTCCCTCAAAATTCCATTTTCCCAATTCTCTGCTACGTCTTGTGCATAGTGAATTGATTTATCTCTAACATCAATCTTACCAAATGCATTACCGTTCTTTAACAGATGTACTATATAACCAGTACCATCAATGTTTACTATTTCTGCTGTTCTCATCTCCACCACTCCTCATACGGAAACACTATCCAACGTTCTTGATCTGGTAATACATTATTAGCAGTAAATTCAACGTTATTAAAACTACTAGATTCTTTATCAAACAATGTAGAAAACATAATATCTTGATGTGCATGTTGCATCATGTTGCTATTATCTGCTACATAGTTTCTGATAACATTGTCAATACCTTGTAGTGTTGTTCCTGTATCATTAATATCATCTACGACTAAAACACGTTTATCATTGTATTTAGATAAAATGTGTCTTAATGTCTCTGAATCTTCGATTGCTCCGTCTCTTGTTTGCCATCTGAATGCTTCGAATGGCACTTCGAAGTAATGACTCATCATTACTCCAAACGGATATGCTCCTCTACCGGGACCAATAATAACTTCAGGCTTGTAACTTTCGTGTGCCATTTCTCGCACAATAATTCTACAATCTCTGTTTAAATCGTCCCAACTATAATATAGTTTTTCCATGCTTTTATTATACCACTTTTTCTGGTTGAAGTCAACCTATCTTTCAAAATCATTTTCTAATAGGATAAATTCTACTTTATCAAAATCATTTAAGTTAATTTTAGCGGCTTCTTCAACTATGTTTCTCTTAGTAAACTCTAAAAACAATTTAAGTTCTTTATAGAAACCAGCATCTAATACAGGATTTAACACATCGCTATCTCCTGATATATTATATGTTTCGTCAAGTAACTTATTGCTTAGTTTTAAAACAACACCAAATGTCATTTTAAGACCGTCTGCCAGCATATCATCAAAGTCAGTTAGTTTCTTATATTTAAAAATATATCTGTTTAACATTCTTAAGTAAAATTCTGCAGATATCTCGTCAAGTTGCACTGATATTTTATCAGTATCAAATTCAACTGCTTTAAACACAGATAAATGACTTTGGTCAAAATCTACGTTATTGCAAAAGAAATGTATAACATCTATTATTTCCTTGTCGGTTATAGGAAATTTCTTTTTAATTAAATTTAACTCATCGCCTTTACCGATCGCACCCACAACTGCCATAACTGGGGTGCCTGTTCTATTAATAACATTTACAGATTTACGTTTTCCTATCATTTATTCTTAATAACCTTATTTTTATTGTCTACCCAAAACTTAGAATGTGCAAACATATCATCTAATGAATATGTTGGTTCCCAATCTAATAATGTTTTGGCTTTAGAAATATCTCCACATAAGTACGATGGGTCTCCTGCTCTTCTAGGACCTACTTCATATTTTAAACTTTTTCCAACAACGTTTTGTGCTGAAATTATTAAATCATGAATACTAAATCCTGTACCAGAGCCTAAGTTTACAATACCACTTTCACCGTCATTGCTTAAATGCTCTACTGCTTTTAGTTTAGCATTTGCTATGTCTTGTATATGACAGTAATCTCTAATGCAAGTACCGTCTTTAGTATCGTAATCATCGCCACAAATATTAAATACCTCGTCATTTGTAATTTTATCAATAATGATAGGCATTACATGAGTTGCTGGTTCTTGTGTATAACCATTTTTACCTTCTGGGTCTGCACCAGCGGCATTAAAATATCTTGTACTGATATAATTTAACCCGTATGCTTTGCTGTAATCTTCTAACATAAGTTCTGTCATGTACTTACTCATTGCATACGGACTCATTGGCATTGGTGTAAGAGTCTCAGCAAATGGTTCTCTGCTTTCTCTTTCACCATACACACTACTAGAACCGCTAAAGATAAAGTTCTTAACTCCTGCTTTAACACACATATCTAGTAATGTTTGAGTACCTGACACATTATTTTTATAATACTTGCCAGGATCAATTATACTATCAGGAACAACATGGCTTGCCGCTAAATGAATAACCGCTTGTGGTTTCATCATTTCTAATATGCCTGCCGTAGTTGTAGCCTGAAATTCATGTGGAAATAAAGTAGCACCTTCTGGTAATGCCCACTTCCTACTCGTATTGGAATCTATAACAATTACGTCATATCCATTGTTAGCAAAAGTTTTACTTACCTGTGCACCAATAAAACCAAGACCACCTGTAATAACAACTGTTGGTTTATCACTCATCTTTATTTTCCTCCTTTGGATCTAGTAATCCTCCCCAATCTTCTACCTCATCAACAACATCTGTTAAAGATCCTGCTGGTTTGGAGTTAGTAGGTTGAATTACTGTTTCCTTGTTTCCTCTCTTTTCAGTGAAAGGAATACGTTTAATGTTAGGCATTATTTTTTGCGTCTTGAATCTCACCTCTTCTAACTTTCGCTAGTTTAGTAATTTCCATTAATGCCTTCCTTGCTCTTGTTGCCGATGCTTTTACGCCTTGGCCTTCTTTAAATTTTTCGTTTTCACTTACATACTCTTCAAAGAGTGCTTTGATTTTTAAATGTGTCTCTGTCATAATTATCTCCTATATGTTTTTAAATTGTACAGATTTAATTAAATCGTAATCGGCTCTATATGCCTGCCTAACTACTGATTCATTAACGTTATTAACAATATCTATTGATTGCATCAAACGTTTTGTTGCGTCAATGTTGAAACCATATTCATCATTGATTTGATTATAAATATTTTTGTTATAATAAAAATAATCTATGATAGGATTGGCATTATATTTTTTTATAATGTCAAACATATCAATTAAGAAACTTTTTTGTGGCTTAAAATGTGCATCGTTAGATTCTAAATAAAATCCTTCATCACTAAAATTAAAAGTAACATAGTTTGTCTGAGGTTCTACTTCTCTCCAACCTAAATACATATTAACAGTACTGATAAATCTTTCTATTGGATCTCTTAATATCACAATAAACCTACTTGGGCATTTTTCTTCTTCCCATAATGTAATTCTAGTCCAGTCGTTGTTTGTTTTTTCAAAATCTCTAATTACACTTGTAGCACATTTAGGTACTAACAAGAATGCAATGTCCTCTTTTTTGTTGTATACACAATCACCTGGCATACAATTTGTATATTTGTTATCAATTGATGTTTCCATTGTCTACCTTATTAACAAACTTAACAGAATCAATTAACTCATAATCTTTTACATAGACATCTTTGATAATGTCAATGTCAACACTTTTTATTATTTTACTAAATCGATTTATGTAATTTTGCTCCATATTTAAATCATAAAAATCATTTAAATCATTGATTATATTATTGTTTAGCCAAAAGAAATCAATTTTACTTTTATCTAAACCCTCAATAAAAGTATTTTGCGAAAAAAAGTGGGCATCGTTGCTTTTAAATATACTATATTTGTTATCCTCTTTTCTAATATCTACATAATTAGATGTAATCGTTCTAGGGTGCAAATACATATTTACAGCACTTATAAATCGTTCTACTGGATCTCTTAATATTACACAAAATTTATCTATAGTAAAATCTTTTAAAATTATTTCGGTTTTATTAGTAATTGGTTTTAATGCACGTTTTATTGACGAAGAAGCATTTTTTGGTAAATGTAAAATACCAAGATTATTTCTTTCTATATAAGCACCGCTGTATAGCGGATGTATAGAACCATTAATACCAATTACACTATTCATTTCAACAAATTATCAAATACATCGTCTATTGCGTCTGTATCTCCAAAGTATGGACCATCCACATCTTCTAATGGATACTCCATTTCGCAACCGTTTTCATTATCTTCGGCTACTGAAATCTTTATGTAACGACCAGGATATTTGTCCTGTATCGTTTCTGCTAAGTCATCTGCTATCATTTCGCATGACTTAAAATCAAGTTGAAGAATAGCATCTCTATACTGATTCTCCAACCATCTCTTAAATTGTATGAATTCAATGTCTCTGTCATCATGAAACACCTCAATCCACACTTTAAAGTGGAATGTGTGTCTATGAGGATAACCTAGAAAACTAACGTCATACTCGTCGCCAGTTGCTAGATTAGGATCTTCTAATGCCGCAGGATACTTATGTATACCTTCTTTACTAAATGTTACCCAAATACTTCTCATACAATACTCCTTATACTATATTTGTTGCCTGTGGTCCTTTCGCACCTTGCTCAACATCAAATGTTACTTCTTGGTTCTCTGATAGAGATTTATATCCCTCACCTTGTATTGCTGTATGATGTGCAAACACATCTTTACTGCCATCGTCTGGTGTGATAAATCCAAAACCTTTGCTGGTATCAAACCATTTTACTTTTCCTGTCGCCATTCTTTCTTCCTCGTTATGAAGTATTACCTTCGTTGTTTAATTCTAAAGGTACTTCCTTCAAAACTACATGTCCAATTGGACTATGTTCTTTAATTAATATTATTACCACTTAACACCTATTGTAACACTTAATACATTATTGTTAACCGGGTCTTCAGTGTATGTATTACTAAATCCCAGCGACACTTTATCATTTAAACTGTAATTGATTGCTGTTTCATTACGCAAATATGTATCTGTTCCAGTTTCATTAAGTAGTTTGTTGGTAATATTTAAACTGTCATTTAGTTTATAAAATATCCATAAACTATTTCTAAGTATTGCTTCGTCCACTTCATCAGTAGTTAAGTATGCAACTGACGTTTCGTGACTTATTTTCCAATTGTCATTTCTAAAAACTTTTATACCAAGGCCACCACCAGTTACTATTCTATCTCCAGATGCTCTTAATTTATCACTGTCATAACTTGTTACACTGAATGCATAATACTTAGATGTGATGTCTTTATTTGCTTTACCAATTATGCTAAACTTATCCATTTTAACTACATCTTCTTGTTCTTTGTAAACATAGTCAGTTTCAACTACATAGTCAATAATAGGATTATCCCACTCGTGATCTACACTGAATTTTAATGTAGTTGTATCACTATTAATCTGTGTCCAACCAAACTTGGCATTGCCTGTTGCATTTGCTGGTAACGTTATCAGCAATAATCCTATTGCTAAAATAAAAAATAATACAGCCTTTTTAATGTTACTCATTGTGAATCCCTTCTTAATACTTCTTGTCTAGTAGTACCCATTTCTTTTAATTTTTCATCTATATCAAAGTCATAATATTCGCCAGTATACTTTCTTAGAATACTTCTTTCACTTAACATAACACTACTAATCCAACAGCCATATGCCATGAAGCAAAGAAATACTATACCAAATGCTATCTGGATAATCTCAATCATATTTTGCCTTTGCTACTTGTCTTCTGTAATGCTGTCTGTCTCTTTGTTGCTCTAGACCTAAACCAGATATTACTTTAAGTGTTCTTTCTATTGTACCATTTTGATAATCGCTTATCTTACCTAAACTATATTCGCTTAGGTTATCTGTATTAATATCATCAAACATATTAGACAGTTTACTAATACAGTCTTCCATGCTCCAAGGAACGTACAAGTGTCTGCCATTGTTAGCAAACACTTCTGGGAAACTTCTATATGCTGGATATAATGTAAGTGTACCTAATGTATCTGCTTCGCTTACTGTATTGCTTACCCAGTCTTGCAAGGCACAATTAAATAATACTTGACTGTCTGCTAGTAAGTTATAGTAATCGTTTTTCTTTAAGCCTGTGTAGATCTTAAAGTTAGCAGTATTGCCTGCTTGTAATTCTAATGCTCTATCAACATACTCTTGATCTGAACTTTTTAGTTCTGGGTGTCCACAAAATATAGCAAACTCAACTTCAGGATCTATTTTGTAATAGGCTTCTGCTAAGTCCATATAAAAGTGTGGTTGCTTCTCATCATCCCAACGTGCCGCAAAACCAACTCTCTTTGTTCTTTCTTTCAATGGCTTAGGATTAGGAACCCGCTCTTGTACTTCGCTTTTACCAAACGGCAAACCTGTTACATATATAGGCTTTTTAAATCCTGCTGTTCTTAAGTGTGCAACAAATTCTTCACTTGCTACACATATACCTGTAACAAATTCATCTACCATTTGCTCGTATCTACGCATCCAATCAAACATGCCTTCTCTAATAAGGAAGTCATCTGGGTCTGTTGTTTGTGCTAAGAATCTTAAGAATACTTTAGGTCTGTATTCAGGTGGAGATTGATCCATTATGTAAGGCAAACATTCTAAGCCTGGTGTAAACATATCTTCATAAAAGATAACATCATCGCTAGTAATTTCACCGTTCTTCATTTTCTGTACTAAGTTCATTGTTTGACTTAGACTGTAATAACTTCTACCATGTGCGTCTAACACACTACCTGTAACGATTGCTTTGCTGTTATCTAATTCTTCGCCTTCGATAATTTCATAATCAATGCCATGCTCTTTAAAAACACGCTCGTTCCATTCTTGTAATTGTAATGTATACCTTGCTTCATAAGACTCTAGTCCCATGTAGAACAGTTTACGCATGTTTATATCATAAACTCCATCACTCATATAGATTCTCCATAATGTTAATTATATCATATTTTGTGGCCAATGTCAACCTCAATCTATCACCTCGTCTTTGGTATATTTGGTCCAGTCTGTGAAAGCCTTCCTGTCTTGTAGTTCATGTAAACTATGACACCACACTCCTGGATTAGTTGCTTTAAAGTCTTTGTCATCTAGTTTGAGTGTCGCATTGTAATTGAATTGATTAATGTAAGGCAACTTAACACTTATCATTGGTATAAATGTACTATACTCAGTCCAACCACATTCTAATACTTGTTCTGCTAAAGTTACATCAAAGTCTAGTGTAATCCAAATATCATCTTTTAAAAGACTTGTAACTAGTTTGTCCCACCCCTGCCAATCTTTTTCAGTTGGTGGATTAAAACTTTGGTTAGCACCTAGATAAATGTGCGGACAACCGCTATTAAGTGCCCTAGCAAGTATTTCCTCTTTTGGTTGATACCCAACTACAAACAAAGTCTTTTGACTATAAGCAGGCGTATGCTCTACTTCAGTGCCTATAAAAAACTTTGTATCCTCGTGACCTTCTCTATTCATTAGTAACTCGTATAACCCCACTTAATTAATTGATCTTGATAATCTGCACCTTCATCAATGTTTACAACTTTAGTAGGTGTAGTTTTACCATCTTTAGTCTCTAGTATTTCCATTTCAGCACCATTCTCTAGTATATGAAATTGTACATCATGTCCTTCGTATGTGTATGTGCCACTGTATGCTTTATTCGCCATCGAAATCTGCCCTCATTATGTCTTCTTGCATATCTGCTTCACTGTCACCTGACTCGTATTCGTCAGTTTCAAATAAAGCACCAAATGTAGATTGTTCCGCACTACCATCTGAGAAACTAATCTCTTTTAAAAACTCTTTGTTATCTTCTAACATTTGCCTTGCATTTGTGTTATTAGGATCTAACACTTCTTCTGCAAAACTATCAAACATTAAAATAGTACCAGGTACATAAGGTGAAGTTTCATTGCTTACACTACTACCTTTTACCTTCTTCCAGTTCTTCCAATGTGTAGGTGTTCTATATTTTTCCATATCAGCAAGTCTATTTGCTTCTTGCGTTGCTGTAATATGATTATAAACACTATGACCCATGTAAAGAGCATAACTTAGTGTGTCCCAACTAGTTGTGCATTCTTTACCATTCCTGTTTGTATCTCCATGTCCTAAAACACAGATATCACCAACAGTTAGTCTACTCATTATAGGGGAATGTGCAAAAGGCATAGGCATCTTTGATCCTTTCATGTCTTTGTTATCGAATGCTCTATCCATAAAGTATCCAAATCGCTTGGCTCTGTACTCATTATGTGTGTAAGTCTGGCCATATGCTGTATTAACAAAAGGCGATGCCGCATCAAATGAAAGTGTTATATTAGGATTGTCGTGCTTTCTCAACTGTCTTTGGATACTAGTGAGGTGACATGCCCAATTAAGGCGTCCAGTACCTAAGAAGTGTATCCAATCCTTGCCTTCAAGTAAACCGTCTTCTCTAAGATCCAACAATCTACTTAGCACACTATACATGTGCTTCATATTGATACCAGCGAATGCGTAACCCTCTAAGGTTCTATTCTCATCACCGTATGCTTCTTGCACAAAACTTTTATTGGAAAAATGCTTTACTGCATCATACCATATTTTGCTATTCTCTTCGTTACTACCACTTAACACATTTAAAAACTTAGTAGCACCTGGTGTTCTGTTCCTCATAAAATAGTCTAAATTAAGTAGACTGATATCTAGTGTGTCTTGAAATTCTGTAAGTCCTGTCCTTTCGCTTAGTTTACCAACTGCCGCAAAAGCAGGAACATCTAATGTCATACTCCAGTCTGCTGTATGCTCTAACCATGTAAGTATCTTATTACAAAATGCTGTTCTTACAGGATCATTAGGATCTTTAGCATTGCTCCAGTCCATTTTAATAACACCTGTGGCAAGTTGGAAACCACCTGAGTCTCCTAGTATCATAGTTTTACTACGATCTCTACCTTGTATCATTGGCTCACGTTCATCGCTTTTAACAGGATCTAAGTGAGCATGTCCACCTGAGTAAAGACCCCATGGGTAATGATAATAACTGTTCTCAGGATCAAGGAAGTTCATACCTTGTGTGCCTTTTTCAAAGCCTTCAGGGCATCTCCATTCACTTGGATTAGCATCCATTTTCTGTAATTGCGTTACATAGAACCCACTAATGGCGGGCAGGTAAACTGCCCAATCCTGGTGCTTCTTTCCTAAATCTTCTGTCATGTTTAACTCTTAGCAGGTAATATGTATTTGTATTCGCCTAAGCCACTGTCAATCACAATTTGCATTGCACCTGCGTTAGCAAAACTAACAGTACAATTTGCACTATCGCTTAGTCTTAGAATACTTAATGCTTTGTCTATTTCCCATTTCCAGTTGCCAGACAGTTCGCCTTCAACATTATTATTAATAGGAAGTTTACCTTTATCACCGGCACCTTCACCAATGCTAAAATATAAAGCACCATCTTCTGTACTTGGAGAAAACACTGGTTCAAAGCCACCTAACACACCATTGAAGTAACCTAAGTCTTTTAAGTTCTTCTGTGACGGTGTAATAGTAACGTCCCATGGTATCTCTTTCATTGTAACAGATTTTAGTTGCTGATTAATAACATCTGCTAACATAAATCTATAACTACCTGTGTGTCCTTCTGCACTTGTGAAACTAATCTGTACAGGAATATCGTCTCCATTCCTGCTTTGTGTTTCTACATTTACAGTAGAACCTTCATCTACAAATCCTGGAAACTTTAAGTATCCATCTAGTACACTCATTCTACTAAGACCTACTGTTTGGTCTACAAAGTCTGCTACAGGATTGTGTAGTTTACCTTGCAGGATAACAGTTTTGTCTGCATCCATGGCCTCTATAGTTGTACTTTCAGCAGTACCACTAATTTTAACCTGTTCAATAAAGCCTAAGGCGTGGGTGTGCCTTAGAATGTCTTTAAATATATCTTTTATCATATGTTGTCACCTCTTACATTAAAGTTATTATTTAGGCCTTTACACCTAAAAAGTTTATAAATCCTGGCCGTTTGATACCTAACGACCAAGTTAATCATTAAAATTAAATAAACTATGGAATGTATTGCTGGTATCTGTTGCTGACAAATCCCATTTAAGTACATTCAATAAGTTTTCTACTTTCTTATCAACAACTGCTTCTTCCATTGAATCTTCATCAAAGGGTAGTTGTTTAAACCATTCTGGTATATGCATTTCATCTGTTGGATATGCAATACTAGTATATCCCATAGCATTACTTTTAAGCCTGCATACAATAACTTTCATACCATCTGTTATTTGCATACTGTATTGATCGCTATTTGCTTTTAGCATATTATTCCAATTAATACTTGCTCTAACATGCCCGGGGATCATTATTTTCTTTTCGTCTTTGAGTTTTTCTAACTTGTATAAACTAGCACTTTTGTTCATACTAAATGCTTTATTATATGCTTCTGTGTAGTATGTTAAGTTGTTTACACGTTTTGGCATACCTTTACGCCAAGGGTCCATTGCTTTAAACTCTTTCTTAAACTCTCTAACATTTGCTAAAACCTTTGTTTCACCATCGCCATTTAGTGTTTGCCCTAATATGTCTGATAAAAAGTCTTGCACAAACTCTGGAGTATCTGACCTCTTAAGGTCTAACCCCATTACTTTAAGTTTACCACCTTCGGGTTGATACCCTTCTAAATCTAATACATTAATAGCATATCTTTTCTTTGTAATAAAGATGCCGGCTCTACCAACTACTTCTCTGCCGGCTTTAAGTATATTACCTTGGCTAGTTGAAATGTTAAATGAATTTTTTGCAAATAAAGGGAAAGAATCACTAACGGTATCTGATATAGTATCATATAATTTAATTGCACTATCCATGTCTAATTCAATGTCTTGCTTTTTACTAATCTCATGAGCACTAAAATACACTGAGTCAGTATCACCATATACTATTGTATCTCCAGTATGATCATACTCGCCTGTGAGCATTTTGTTTGTCTCTGCTCCCATGTGTCTAGTGATTGCACGACCAGTAAGTGTAGTACTTTGACCTATCCTGTGGTCAAAGAACCTACTACCTGGATTACAAATAGCACCATATGTACTGTTAAGTAGAATCTTTCTGACTAACTGTCGCTTATCCCAAAATGCTATGTCTTCTGGCGTTGTTGCTTTTTTCTTTTTAGCCTGTAACTCTTGTCTTTCTGCATACCATCTCTCCAATAGTCCTGGTATAATACCTTGTACATCTGTTCTGTATATAGTACCATTTGCACTAATGCACCAAGGCTCATCACTGTTAAACAGCATGTTATATACATCAGCACCTTTGACACTAACTTCTCTTTTATCTTCTAAATCTAATATAAGTGGCTTATCAATATCTTTAGCCATTACCATTTCATATTCATTTGTACCGAACTTACCTGCCCAGGCATCTGCAAATGACTTCTTCTCAATTTGCATTTTTTCTGTAATTTCTTTGTCTGTGTACTCTTGTCTTAGTTGCCCAACAATAGTTTCAGGAGCCATATTCAGTGCTCTAATAACACTTGGATACAGACTGTTTATATCCATTGATCCTATCCATTCATGCATACCTTTCTTAGGAAATGCCACATAGGCACCTGCAACTGTATTCCCCCATGGATTCTCAGAATCTTTGTTTCGCTTTCTATCTGGTATAACCATACCGCGTCTGTGTGCTTCATTGATAATAGCAGAGTCAATTGTTTGTACCGCTCCCATTGTTACTGGAAGTAATACTGTATTCTGATGAGCAATCTCACTAGCAAGACTAATAAATTGTAACTTGTCGTCTAACTTTTTAAGTAGCATTGTGTCTTGAATATTGTATTCTAAAAACAATTCAAAGTCATGATTGTAAAGTCTATCAAGCGAACCATCATATACAACCTTCTTTTCACCTACTTCCATTTCGCCAATGTAGTCTAGTCTATAACTATGGCGTTCTTCGTAGTTGTATTTTCTATACAGTTGCATATAGTCTAAATGCACACGACCTACTAGATCATATGTTTGTGTTTCTCTACCGTGATTGATGTATTCTCTTTTAACAATATTCTTATCAAGTAAACACAGACGCCTTGTTTCGCTTTTACCTAGTACTTTGATAATTCTGTTTACGGTATAAGGAATATCATAACCTTCACTGTTCCAACCACTTAGTATATCAGCATCATCAATGAGGCTAAGGAAAGCATCTAACATTGCTTTCTCGCCACCAAATAGTATTGTATCGCCTACATTATCTGCAATCTTTTGTGCTTGTTCCCAATTAAGTGTTTTAGGTGGAACTGCTAAACATACTATTTTATCCATCCAGTCTAAGTAAACACTGATACTAGTGATAGGCATAAATGCATCTTCAGGAGAACTATAACCTCTTTCAGGGTCAAAGTCTACCTCAATATCAAAAAAGCATTTGTGTAAGTCTGGTGCATCAACACCCAAGTAATGATCTGCTAATACTCTATTAACAGGCTTTAGGTCGCTTTCGTATGTTTGTTTGTTTTGATATAGTGCTACATTGCGTTTAAAGTCTTTCCAGTTGTTTGCTGTAATCTTGCTAACTGGGTCACCGAATACACTATGCTGTTTGCCTTTTGGATCATCTACATAAAAGTAGTACCGCATAGGGTGATCAATGATCTTACGTTCGCCTTCTTTTGTTCGCTCGACTACTCTTACTATGCCTTTGTTCTGTTCAAAAACTGCGTCAACGTAACTCATTTAATTTGTCCGAATATTTTAACATAAATTTATATTTGCTTGCCTCTGTTATAAACTTTGCATATACTTTTGCAACTGGTTTATAACTGCTTTCAAAGTCTACTTCTTTAGAAAAGGTTGCTTCTTCACCAAATGCAAAGAAAGGAATCATTGTGTCATGCAACCTATCTTCAAAGATGTGCTCATAATCAGCATCATCTGTCCATTGCATGTCAAATAAATATACCTTTTCTATAGTCAGACTCATATTAGTAGTATAACAGATAGAACTATATTGTCAACCTGTTTTTAGTTTATTGGTCCTGTTTTATAAGTGGTCTTTACCAACTGCGGCTAGAATAGTTTCTAGTGCATCAAACTTATCTGTTTCATCGGTAAATGATGCCTTATGAGCAACTTTAACTGCTTTCATAAGGACTGCTGGTTTAATATCCATTTCTTCTGCTATTGCCTTAACGGTTTCTCTTAAACCAACTTGGAGTGATTCTACTTCATAAAGGACTTGGTCTCCTTCCTGAACTAGTTTTTTAAGTCTTGCGACTTCTTCTTGATTGAATGTTTTGTTGAACGCCATATAAATCCTGTGTGTATGTTAATAATTATCTAAAGTATTATACTAGAAATAAGTAATGTGGTCAAGTACTAATATTCAGTACTGGCCTCAAAGTCCCAATCAGGTACATCTAATTCCTCTGCAAGAATTTTCGCAATCTGCGTACCTTCTTCTGCACTAATGTCATCTTGTGTTAATACCTCATATACTTGAACATCATCTGATTCATAGTGGACAACTTCTGCTTTTACTTTGTTGCCACTGCCATCAAATGATGAAAATACTTTGGTTGGAACAACACTTTGTACTATGTCAAAGAAGTCTACAATATCATCACGTGATATTTCATCCTCTACGACTATTCTTACAAAATGTTTTCTTACCTTATCTACCATAGTAATTACTTACCTTTACTAAATGCTTGAGCACCAAAGAAGGCGGCAACAATACCTGCTACTGCTACAAAGTATGTAGCGGCCATGTCACCTAGTATTTCACTTGCTTGATTTAAGCCAGCCAAAACTGCTATTACTACTGCAAAAGGATATAACAACATACCACTTAGTGCAAACCAAGCCATGCTACGTTGAGCATCTCTCATTGCATCTAAATCTTCCAGTTCTTTTCTTTTGAACTCTAGGTACA